CCAGCGATCTAAGCCGATGCACATTAAGTTACTAGCCCGCTGCTTAGTACGCCACCACCACCAAACAGGCCTAAGCATGCCTACCCCTTCAAAGTTTGAACCCGTTTTATTTAGAGTGAGTAGTAAGAGCTTGTTAGCTGGGATAGGCTCGGGAGTATAAGTAGTGCCTACTACATTTTGAATAACCCCATCTAAGCTCTGGCTATCTCTGCTTAACCATTTGTTATGAGATGAAGGTTCTCTATCAGCATACTGATCTAGCCATACTTTAATATTACCATCAGCATCAGGCCCTACTCTGTATAGCTCTTCTGCATAGCGGTAGCCTAGCGGTATAAATTCTAATAGATAGCTAAGCTGATCCTCAAAACTGATACTCATTTGCCCGCTATAACCATCAAAGCCATAGCACTCATTAGCAAATCTAGCTAGCTCCTCAGCTATAGGATCGCCCTCTATGCCCGCCTCAAAACGCCAAGATGCGCTTAGTAAGGTTTGCCTTAACATGTGCCAAGATCGCCTAACAATAGGATCAGTCCTTAGCATCTCCTCAGCCTCTTGCACCCAATTTAAGCCAGTTAGCTTAGGGTTTTGCTCCTTACCGCTTATAGCACCCCCGTTAAGCTGAGTGCCTGTTATCCCCTTTGTAGTAAATCGAGGGGTATTAGCTCTAAGATGTTTAGGATCACGCTCTATCATAGCCATCCTTTGGGTAATGTAAGCAGTCTGTATAGAGTATAAGCGCTATTTTAATATTAAGCAATATTTGTTATTAATTGCTTGTGGGTGCTTAAACATGATATTAGATAGCGGTGTCATGTTGGGCAAGTAAGGCAATGCACAGAGTTTATCACTTTTTCTTTGTGCATTGCTTTGCTTTTCTATTGAACACTCTGAGTGATTGCTGTACTGTACTCATTACTTAATTAATTCTTTCTACTGATTTAAATCTCGGTCGCCAAACTTCGTTTAAATCAGTGGTGCTAGAAAAAGATCATGTATTAACGTGCATGGTCTTTTTTTTATTTTGCTTTTCTATTGAACACTCTGAGTGATTGTTATATTCTGCTTGTGAATTGTAAGGTGAGTAAATCAGCCTTGTTAGGCAAAACACTCGACAAGGCTGATCTACTTTTCTATCCATCGCTCTACATCGGGGTGTAACTCTACCTCATTCTCAGATTTGGGCTTAGGTGAGCTAATAGAGCTGAGTTTGTCTATGATAGCAGTTTGTAGCTGTAAAAGATGATCGTGTTTAATCTGCATCTGTATTTGGGCATCTCTTAAGCGAGCGATAAGAGCCTCTCTATCAGCATTTGCAGAGCCTAGCTTTTCTTTTAGCTCTTCTACTTCTGCGGGATCACGCCCGCTCGCTATCGCCATCATGCTCGATATACTGCCAGTAAGCACTCCTAAGATGCCTACTAGTACATCCCTATTTTCATCTACTACTTTAACGTAACTAAGAAACAAAATAAGACATACTACGATAATTAAAAATGTGACTGAGAACCACCATCCCCTTTTAGCCTTGGCATCCTCGGGCTCAATTTGCTGTAGCTTACTCATCATAGCTCCCCTACAAAGATCATGATAAATGCTAGTATATAATCTAACCAATAGAAGTCTAGCCCGCTCATCAAGCGACCGTGTTTAGAGATGATTACAGGCCACGCCATATAAGTGAAATAGCAGATGTTAAATAAGGCCAGCTTAGTAATAAAAAACCATATCCACTCTCTAAGCTGCTTATCCCTTAACCTGCTCTTAATCTTTTTAGGCCCTGCTACCTTCTTAACCTTATCATTACCCTTGGGCGGCTGTAAACTTTCGATACTACTACCTACTGTATAAATAAGCTGAGTAGATCTTACGCCTTTAAATCTATACTCGCCTGCTAGGGCGTATCGAGTGCCCTTGGGAGTAAATGAATTAGTTCTATGCTTAACCGCTTTCATTGCCTCAGCAGTTAAGAGCACTTGCCCCGCCCCGCAAAGGCTCATAGCTCTAGCTGCTATGTTTTTAGCTAGGCCCTCTAGCTCTACTGCTTTAGCCCCGCCCATCGTCATTAGCTCATCTTGTTTAACTTCTACTATTCTGCCCCAGTGTATGCCGATCCTCGCACCTAACTTAGTTTTAGGCGGTATGCTTAGCTGGTAATGTAGAGCAAAATTAACAGCATCTATGGGCCGCTCAAAGCTGAGTAAAAAACCATCTGAGCGATCTATCTCTCTACCTGAGAACTTATAGACTAATGAGCGGGCTAAGCGATCATGATACTGCAACCATTTAGCACCCCTCATCGCTCCCGCCCGCTGCACAAATGCAGTAGAGCCGATAAGATCTAGTAGTACTATTGCTAAGTATCGCTCCTTATACTCCACTGCACTACCTCATTTAAAAAGATTGAACCGATCCCCCGCCTACTCTTACTTTACGCTTATTAGTATTACCATTATTGCCCCCGCTTTTTCTAGGTGTATAAGCTCGCCTATCTATTGCGGTATCATGCCAGTTAAACATTATGCAGTCGTATCTAAGAGCATCAAGGGGATCCTCTCGCCCATCCTTTTTAGGCTTTTCGTCTTTATCCCACGCATAACTAAGCAAGGCTTTTCTGATACTGTTACCCCTCGCCCGCTCGCCTTTATCCCATACCTCTTTAGTTATTAAATATCGCTTAGAGTTAAAGGCCCGCTTTAGCCTTTGGATGCCATTTAGTATATCTACCCTGATAGGGTCTGATGTGTTTCTAAGAGGCATGCCTATACCGCCCTTGCTAGGCTCAGCTCTCATAGCTCTAAAAGCACTTGCCCCCGTTTGGTCATTACGAGCCTTGCCCGCTTTATCAGCTACTCCATCATCTAGCCATATCCTAGCAGATGGGGCTTGAGCTTGTAGCGATCTAGGCCACGCTATAGAGAGTATGAGCTGAGCAAGCTGCTGAGTAGTTACTTCTGCGGGGTTGATCTCATGGCAGATAACAGTAGCCTCTAGCTCTTCATCATAGGCCATGATTAAAACAGAGGGCTTGCGAAACCCCCAATCTATAGCGATCCTGCCTAACATAGATGGGCGGTACTCCCAATTATCAATAATATGAGACTCAGTAAACTCATTATAAACTAAGCCTGTAGGCGGGGCGGGTTTATTCATAACCATAGCCTCACGCTCAGCTTGTGGCAGCAGCTTAGTAGCTTCAAACCAAGCATCGCTAAGATTAGCTTCATTTACATAGCTGGTATAAAGCAAAGGGTTATAGCCCGCTTGCTCACTCATAGCACACCACCACGCATCAGCTACAGGCAGCCCTACTAGAATCATGATGGGAGATGGCCCCGCTCTTAATCGCCCTAGTGCTTTATGAGCTACCTCGGCGCTAAGAGTTTGGCACTCATCTATAAGACAAACCCCGCTAGTTATATTTAAGCCCTCGAGGGGGTTATGAGTAGCCTCTCGAGTGTTAGGTCTAAAGTAAGATCTACACCACACACTAGAGCCAGTATGAGTATCAGTCCACAATCTTAAAGTGTGGTTATAAACCCATCCTAAAGGCTCGAGCCATTTGGAGATCTCAGGCATAAGCACACTATTATAGCGAGGAGTAGTATCAGTAATCAGTAAGCTACTTGCCCCCCGCCTCCACTTACTAACCATGAGTAGGCTAAAAACTAGAGCTGATGTTTTACCGCTACCCCATCCACACCTAGCCGCTATGATCTCATCTTGTCTCATGATGCGAGCTATAATATCTTGCTGTAGCGGGTTGAGTTGTAAGTTCATTATTGTTACTCTGTAGGCTCATCTAATTGCTTGTTAGATGCTGAGGAGGTAGATAGCCCCTCTGCCTCCTCACTTATTAATAGAGCTTGAGCTTGAGCGATCATGCTTACAACTATATCAGAGCCATCGCTTTTATTATTTACGTTTAACTCTACATCTCGCTTAGCTGCAAAATGCTCGGGGTATCTACGCTCTAGCATCCAAGCAGCCGCTCGCCAATCTGTAAAAGCTGCTGATGTTACCGCCTTAATGAGTATCGCTTGTGAGCAGTCTACAGCCGCTTGAGCCTCCTCAGCTAGCTCGGGATCAGCTTCACACCATTTGTAAAAAGTAATTCTACTGATGCCCGCCTGAGTACATGCTACCTCTTTAGTTAGGCCTTCTCTCAGATTTGCTAATACTGCCTCGATTACTTGCTTGCTCTTTTTGCTTCTGCCCATAATGATCCTCTAGTGCTGTTAATAACGTTCTTTCAATATGATAATACAGTTCTTCACTTTCTTTAGCTAAAGAGTTCGAGCTGAACTCCTCGATCAACTTCTTTCTTAGTTTTGCTAGTATCTCTAGCCCCCTGCCAGTGCTTAACCCTTGCTCTGATGATCTCAACATACTCAGCCTCTCTTTCTATACCTATGAAGTTAAAGCCCTCCAAATGGGCTGCTATTAATGTAGTGCCTGAGCCCGCAAATGGCTCTAATATTGTACCGCCCTCAGGAGTAATCAGCCTACAGAGATACCGCATAAGATCTATTGGCTTAACTGTAGGATGGATATTATGCCTTTTAGTAGTGCCCTTTTGATATGGGTTATCGATCTCTTTTTCTCTGCCGTCATTTACTATCTGAGCTTGAAAGCCCTTTAATCCCGCCTCCCGCTCGCCTTGTGATGCTTTAGCTGTATAAAAGTATCTACCCGCTGGCCCTAGTGCTTTTAGAGCGATCTCATCTTGCAAGATGTTAGAGGGCCATCTGCCTTTGTTAATAGGTTGACAGCCACCACCATTGGCGATCCCTGCTATGCCTCGCCCTTTGGTTTTGTCTATTTTTGCTTTTTTCATGCCGCCAAGAACTCCAATTCTACAGTCATCTATATTAAGCCCACCTACCCCATGCAGCAGAATATTATTAACTACTGTACCCTCTAACGATTTTCTCGCTAAGATGATCGGCTCATAAGCGGGTTTAAGAGCAGTGCCCCACCCCTCCCATTTTTTAGCATCCTCTGATGAGGGGGCTGTAATATTCCACTGGCCAGCATAATCTCCATAAGCTGCTTTATTTTTTGTATTTCCATAATTTTTTTCAATGCCAATAACCTCACCATCTAGCCCATAGTGCCGATCAATCGCCTTAGCAATATTATGGGATTTAGGGAAACCGCTCCCATATAGCCACATTAAACAATCTCTGATCTCAAACCCCGCTAGCCTTAAGCTAATACTCATCAGGTCTTGTGTACGAGTACCCGCAAAAACTAAAGCATGCCCGCCCGCTTTGAGCACTCTAAATACTTCTCGCCAAAGCTCAGGAGGGGGTACGAAAGCATCCCAGCTCTTACCCATAAAGCCGCCGCCTTTAGGCTGCCACTCTTTACCGCTCGCCCATGCTGCCATACAATCAGCTATATCAGATGGGCTAAAATTGCCTAGACCATAAGGGGGATCTGTTACTATTGCATCTACTGAGCTAGCTGGTAAGGCTTTTAGCTCCTCTAGGCTATCACCATTAATAATCATCTCGCGCGCGCCTATTCTGTTTATGATCGTTTATAATAGAGCATTAATGCTCTGAGGATACAGCTCAGCTAGCTCATCTCTTACAGCTCTAGCGAGTACTCTTACCTCCTCTTGAGCATGACTATCTAATCTAAGTCTCAGAAAATGAGCCCAGTTATGCAAATTGCCCGTCATGTAGAAAGTCGTATAAACGCTTTGTGGTAGCACTGCTCTAGCCATCTCTCGAGCTACCCCCCGCTCTAGCATAGATTGATAAACTCTAAAAGAGACTGCTACGCTGTTCTGATACATCTCATCTATAGTAGCATCAGTAATAACCCCACTAGAGCACTGTAGATCTTTATGATGCTGGCCCCGCCATTCATCAGGTACCCATACTTGCACCTTCTCAGATGTATACCGCCTGCTAACTTCATTATAACTAAAAGTTCTATGCCTCATGATCTGCGATCTGATAAATAGGGGTACAGTTAATCTAAATGTGATAACTGCATGCTCAAAGGGGCTAGTATGCTTATGCTCAGCTAAGAATTTAATTAGCTGCTTATCTCGCTCGCTAATCTCAGTGCGATTATCTTTTAAAAATGATACTCGGGCTGCATTAACTATCGTAGCATCTGAGCCCATATAATCTATTAGCTCTAAGCCACCTATCTCATCATTATAGATATACTTCATAATTAACTCTCATTATATCGCTTAAGTAGATCTTGTAAGCCTAGAGCTAGCATCTTAGTACGCTTTTGCTCTTTATAATATCGCTCTTGTAGAATACCGATCATATCATACA